CGGCCGGCAGAAGAAAAAAGAAAATCCATAGTCTTCTAATTCCCGGATCTGTTCCTTTTTAAGCGGGTATACGTCAATCTTATGGCTGTCAATTACAACTGTTTCCATTATACAGCGTGCTCCTCAGTGTTGGTAAGGGTGATTTGTACGGATGTTTCCTCTGTCGCATCCTCATAATAAGCAGAATACGGCAGGGAAATGGCGATGCCTTGCGGACCGTCTATTCCAGGGCTGTTCAGTGAGTATTTAAGTTCCGGCATAAGGATATCCAGAATTGAGCTTGGCCCATCTGCAATCGTCGTTTGCAAGCTTGATTCTGTGCTGTTCACTGCCTTTTCAAGCGATATCGTATTTTCAAACAAGGCGTTAAAATTTCCAGATACGGCCATAACACCGTCAGGAATTGACCCAAGCTCTCCGCCCCCACCGATTACATATTGTGTAGAGTCGCAGTTAATGTTGATTGATGTATCAACCTGGGTCACGTTCGTGGCAGACGATCCACCCTCTTGTATTGCTGCCTGATTATTTTTTAACCGGCTGAATCCAACTGCTGTTGGAGATGCGTCAAAAGACGCTGCCGCAATGGTTTCTTTCGCACCAATGATATCAAAAGACGCCGTAAGCTCTCCATCTCCGCCGACATTCAGCGACATGCCATTGACCTTGCATCCGGTGTACTGAAAATACTTAGCCGTATCCAAGTCAGGAAACTGATGTTCCAATGTCAAAGACGGCCTTTCGTTCCCGGCCTTGAACACATGGACATACGGGCTTGTGCCGGTCGTTGTCGGATCGCCAAACAGGGCTTTCAGCCAGTACCAGAACGCGATGGAGTCCACCGGCACAACCACCTGTCCGGATACCGACGTATTTCCATCAAACGGTTCGACCGGGTTTAAATTCCCCCGGATGGTCGCCGCCGTATTCTGGTTCCGAGATCCCTTAACTGAACTTGAATTAATGGGCATCACAAAGCCAGCAGTTGCCGCCGTCTTGAATGTCGTTTCAAAGCCAAGCAATAACCTTGAAAATGCGCCCGATTGCTGTGCCATTTTTTTATCCTTTACTCAAACGGGTCGTGCCCGATTAATTTTTCCTGGGTTAAACTCAAGGCCATGACGACGGCCACGAGCGGGTATTCGTCCATGGGCATAAACTCTGTTTCAATGTCCTCAAGATGTATATCATTTGGGAGTGCGCCCCGGGCCGCAGCCAAAGCCAATATCCGCATTTCCTCAGCCCGCCGGCTGGCAGTAAACCGGATAACACCATCCATGGTTGTTTCCGTTCTATCATCATGTACGATGCAGGACACCTGGACAACATGCCGCTTTAAAGCGTTTGACTCTCCGGTTGACTTGGCATCAGCAGATACGACAATCAGCGGACAATCATCAGGCCCGGGGTCGTTCCGTGGGTCGCAATTCTCAAAAACGGCATGTTGCCTGTCGTAATGTAAACTTGACCATGCAGCCAGAGCTGAGTCAGACATCAGCCCGGCTGTGACCAGATCAAGCAGCGTATTTACCGACGCCATTGCGTACTCCTCCGCTCACGGATCAAAGGCAAATGCCAGTTTAGGCCATCATGCTTATATCCAGCCCTGCCTTTTTCCTGATCAATTGTCCAAGTGGTACCATCTACAGTGATGGTTTGACGGTACTCCGGAGATGGCACCTGAGTTTTTTTAACCCACGCCTCGGCTGTTGCGCCTGGGCTTCCTGACCCATCGGCGTCAGCGTCTAAAATCAGGGTTATATCAGTATCCTGTACGCCGTTATTATAAACACCGTCAACGGCGAACTCGTCCGTGTTATAAAACACAGCGCCCAGGTCTGTTGCCATATCGTCTCTAAAGCCCGCCACTGCAGACTATCCCTTGAGCCTTACACTAACAGTTGCCGTTGCACCGGACGAAACCGCACCCAGTGCCACTCCGAACTCTGTACCGTTTGCATCATCAATATTGAGCGTTCCGGAATCGTCATAAACGATGTCTCCGACAGCCACGGCGGAATTGCCCAACCCGTCAGCACCGGTTACGGGCAAATCAAACACACCGACCAAGGCACATTCCGCATTTCCGTCGCTGTCCCGGTCAGTCAAACAGACCACAGGGATATTCCCCACAAGAGCATGGTCCCCAGACGTTTTCCCGGATGGCACCGGGAGTTTGATCACATCGCCTTTCTGCACATAATTTGTAGCCATAATATTCTCCTTATGGGTTAATTGGGATTATGCCCCCGGGTTTTTATAAAAGCCGCGATAATCCATGGCGCCAACGCCGATGTCATGGCGAATCTTGTACCCAACCGCATCACGTTCAAACAGGGTCTGCTCTTCGGTGTAAGGCATTTCGTTTCCGTCCAGATAGGCCACCTCTATGGTGTCAATCTGGCTTGGATCTGCAATGAGATACCAGGCTGTTTTTGAATTTGCATCCAGACGCGGGTCAGAGATTGGCGTCAGTTTCCCGCCCCAGGGATTGTATACCCCGGAAGACTTGTTATCATCCGGCAACGCCACTGAGCGAAGCAGGATTTCAACTTCCGTTTCAATATCCACCGGGTGAGCAAGATACGCAGGCATGAGATCCAGGTAAGCCTCACCAGCGGAACCTTTCTGGACACGCATGGCGGCTCGGCCCGCACTCAGCGTTGTTGAGGAAACTCCACCGCCGCTCGCCGCCAGATTGTTATGATCTTCATGGAACAGATCCTTACCGTCTTTCATGGCGGGGTTGCTCGTGATTTTTCCCCATACCAAATCAGATTCTTTGCGCCTGGCAGCCGACCCCATGAGCTGTGGCAGGCGGGTAAAGGCACGAAGGTCGTCATTAACGATCATCTGCCGTGTCAGGTAGATCATTTTGCCGTAGGAAGCCACAGAGTAACTTTCCTGATTATCGCTCATGGACCCCTCTTTATATTCTCCGTTTTCGCCAATGAGGTCCAGGGACGGCGCCTCGCTCAAAGATACGCCGTATATGGTTTTAAAGTCAGACGCACCCACAATATTTACAATGGGCCGCCATGTGGCCGGTGAATCCAGGTAGGCCTTATGCAGGGTCTTGTTGGACACGTCCAGAAAAATGCTTGTGAAATCATCCGTGGTAAACCCTCCTCCCTGTCCGGACCGACGCAGGATTTCCCGGGCAACCTGGTCGCGGGTTGAAAAGGCATACGGGTTTATACCATTGCGCTCCAGACACTGCCGGGCAATGAACTCAATGGACGCCGCACGGAAGGTTTCATGGCCCGCCGCCGGTTTTTCTGCCCTGAAGTTACAGCGGAAGGACAGGCCGTCCACCACGGCTGCCCTAAATTTTTCGCCGTCTGTTTCGCCCATGGAAATACTGCCGGAACCCATCGGCGGGTTACTTTTTTCCATCTCCGCAAAAATGTCTGCACGGGCCTGCTCAACTGTATTTCCGCCGTCAATCAGGGCCTGGGCAAATTCATCATTCAGACCTGCCAACCGGCAACTTTTCTTGATTTCTGCCGCCCGGTGGCGTTCTTCAACTGCGGCTTTCCTGGCAGCCGCGTCAAGGTCTTCCATGCTGAATGAAGGGTCTGACGGGGTTGCACCGGGATGGCCACCCGACGGTTTATCTGCCAATGCCTTTTTCAAGGTTTTCAATTCTTCAGGATCGGCGATGTCGTCTAAATTGATGCCTGCCAGAAATTGCTTGGCCTGATCCTCAGTGGCATCCTTTGACAGCCCAAGCCTTTCCAAAAGGGCTCTTAATTTTGGATCCATTTTATTCTCCTTTTTTGGCTGGGCTGCTCCCTGCCTTATTGATGTTGGAGTGTTATTAAAAACGGACAGATCAAACCTTGCGGATGGATCATCCGCAGGCATCTCTCCGGTAATTTCGTTTGCAAATCCGGCAGACACGGCCTCTTCAGGCGTGTACCAGGTCTCTTCTTTCATCAAATCCCGCAGCTGGCTTTTTTCAAGTCCTGTTTTTTCCGCATAAGCCGTGGCAAACACGTCGCTGATTTGGTCAAGCAGGTCCGCCTCTTTTCTAAAATCGTCCGCATCCCCGGACATCATAGACCAGGGGTTGTGGATCATCATAAAAGAGGCTTTGGACATCTTGATGGTATCCCCGGCCATGGCGATCAAGGAACCGCTGGACGCTGCCAGACCTGTGACGATTACGTTGACAGTGGCCTTGTGATCGCAAAGCATGTTGTAAATTGCCATGCCCTCGAACACGTCTCCGCCCGGGGTGTTGAGATATACGTTTATGGTAGTGGCACCTTTAGGTATCCGGTATAAAAGATCCTGTGCCTCTATAAACGGCCATCCGATCACGTCAAACAGATGGACGTCAACAGTTTCACCCGTTGCCGCAACCCTTACATCCGTTGCCTTGCCAAGTTTTGAGCTCCTCAATTTTGCCAGCCGGGCTTTCTGCCGGTCCAGGTCTTTGTCCGGCGCTTTAATTTCAGCACGGATCCGACCTATTCTTTTTTTATTCATGCGTTTTGTCCTTCCTAATATGTCGCGTCAAACCCGTCCTTTTTCTCACGTTCCCTGTCCGCCTGAATTTCGTCGTAATCAACGCCACGCTCCATGCACAATTTATGTCTGGATGTGATACCGTTCGATAAATCTTGTGCTGCGGCCTTACTGTCTTTCAACGGCTCTACCCAAGGCCATCCTGGCATCTGCCATGATACCGGTATTGTTTCCGGCACCGTCGGAACTGTTTTTGATAAATAATTCATCTGCCACAACCGCACCCATCCCGGCGCATGAAACCGGCTGCTTAGAATTATCTGCTGGACCATGTAACCCCTACGTTCCTCAAGGGACGCGGATCTTGCAGAGGAATAACTAGCGTCTGTGTAATCGTTAGAATACGCCTCATAACTCACGCCGACACCTGTAGACGCTCCCCTCAGGCTGGTTTTTGTGTAAGGTTCATAGGTTTGGCCGGGACGGTCAGAATTTGGGGATTCAATGGTCATACCCGGCGGCAGGGTTAGTATTCGTCCAGGCTCCATATACCTTGGTATGCTATCAACAGTTAACGGGTCGCTCCCTGTGAACGGGTTGAAATTCCCCAGTTGTTCAGGGTATGGGGTTGTAACGTATAAACCCATGGCCGCAGCCAAGCGTTTGGCAATACGTTCCCCGCTTTGGTACTCATAGAAATCTCGCATTTCCATAACAATGGAAGCCAGCCAGGACACGCCCCGGTTTTGGGAAATCCTTTCCCTGACAAAAATATGGTCAACAACGGATGCAGGATAAAACTTTGAATCACCAATACCAAGCCAGCCGCTGTCTCCTGGATGCTCCGGAAACAACCAATATCCTTCAACATGGCCTCCGGCATCATACTGGATACCTTGTTTGATTCTGCGGCCATGGGTATAGCTATTTTTTGATGTATCCAGGTGGTCGCATTCCAGCAGCTCAATACCAAGCGGAATAATTCCTTCGTCCATGAGAGATGAGTCAAAATAATAATGGACAAACAGTTCACCGTCTGACCATAAATGCCGAAGCACAAGGTTTTCCATTTCGTGGAATCGAACCTTTTCAGCCCAACGTCTTCGGGCTGCTTCAGCTTCATTATTCTGGTTTTTTGATAGATTGCCATCCGGAAGGGTTAAATTTGCCTGGGGTTTGATACCTCGGAACACGACGTTGTTGCATATTTTACGGACGGCGCCTGATACATGCGAGGAGTCCCTGATCAAAGACCTCCCACGCCCACGCATGAGTTTATGGTCTGTCTTAATGATTTCATCTGCGGATTTGTTGCCGGGCCGCCACGCTTGATTTGGCCCGCTGGTAGATGCTGCAGCATAGGACGCAAGGGCTTGACGCCGCCGCATATATGCCATGGCAGTAGCCGGTGCAAACAAACCAATCATAGCCGCCCACCCACGGGTCCATGTCTGATTTATGCTACCCAAGGTGCCCTCCGAAGACAGGGTTAGACCCGGCAATTGATCCGTTAAGATCGTACATTGCAATACGCTGTTCCAGATCTTTAATGGAGCGCTGGAGGTCTGCATATGGAACACGTGACAGGGTTCTACTCCCGTGCCCATAACTCTGGGCGTTCAATACCCTGGACCGGGCCGCCTTGAGTTCCGCAAGTTCTTCTTTTAATTCAGCCAATGTCGGCACAATATCTCCACATAAAAATTAATAAAATAACTTTATGAACAATATATTGTGTTATTTTGACAAAAAAAAGAAACTTGGTACTACAAATAGTATATACTATTTGTAGTACCAAGTTTTTAAGTGTTGGTATTAAACTTGCTTGTTTATAAAACAATCATATCACAAACATTGCAAAGCGCTACCCGAAAGCTCTTTCAACTTCTGATTGCAGCATTTCTGCCGTAGGGTGAAGATAGTTACTGCTGATCGTTTCCGGCGTATCCCCGAGGAGAGCGGCAACAGATGTCAGTTTCATATTTTTAACGTAATGGAGATATGTGGCCACATAGTGACGAAAAGTGTGTGGCCCACGGCAATCTCCATGACTCTTTAATCCCAGCTCGTCAAACATGCTGACAATTATTTTGTAAATCTGATTTTTACCTGGGAAAATGTTTTCTTGTGCGGACTGTAACGGATCCGGAAACCTATTTTCAAAATACCGCTTCATGAAGATTCCGGATTCCTGGCTAAAAAAAACAGGCCTCGGTATCGTTTTTGAATATGATATAAGGATGGTCCTTTTTTCTAAATTTACATTCCCAACCTGGATGTGTGCAATTTCATTCACTCTGGCCCCAGTCTCAACCAATAACCTGACAAGCAAATGATTCCGAGTATGCATAGTCGGAAACCGGTATGTCATGCAAAGTGCTATATCCTGATCACTGAACCATCTACGCTGGTGCTTTAGGTCGTGCAGGCGCTTTGCATCCCTTGGGATTTTATAAGTATGGCTGACCGGGTGCCCAATTTTTTTTAAGAAAAATTTTGTGACCGTCAAATAATGCTGCACAGTGTACGGATTTGCGCCATGCCCAAGCAGATATGCCACAAAATTTTCCATTTGATCTTCAAACTCTGTATTCAGCGTTGTAATTTGCGCCTTCTGGCAAAACTCTAAAAGTTGACCTTGCAGCACACACTTATATGCTTTGCGTGTTTCGCTTGATAGTCCAACGGTATGAGGATGCGTTAAATAAGATTCGATTTGATTTTCAACTTTCAATGCGGTATCTATCATAGTGTAAGTCTCCTTTCCTGGCTTGGTTCGGTGATTTATGCCTGCCCCGGTCATGTGTCCGCATGCCCGGGGTTTTGTTTTTAAATTTAATATATTATTAAGTTTATTCTTAACTTCAAAAAATAATTTCGTTTCAGTTTGTTTTTTCTCTTTACTTTAATTTCGTTTGAGCGTATTATTTAACCATGATCAACGAGGGCTAACCAAACAACAAAAGGAGAACACGATGGATAATCAAGACAAACTCAACAAGTTGATAGCCGAAAACGAAAAATGGTTTTTAATCCCAACATTTGAAGATAACTTTCAGCGCCCCATGGGTAAATTAACCATGCCTGATGAAAAAATAATTACAGTTGATAGATGCAAAACATTGGTCACAAAAATTGAAGAAAAATTTGGTCACAAAGTTGAGAAGCTTGTCATAGACATGAAAAAATGGGCCTATGACATAATGTCAGAGAACGACATCCCCGCATACGAAGCAATGGATATCAATATCCCATGCACCCTTGATAAAACAGCAACTTACTTTGTTAAATCAAATTGCTTACAGATCTGGAAGGATGGCGACCCGGTTTACGAGAATAACAATGGCGTCATTTGTAAAGACCCTGTTGCCCTCGCTGATAGCCTTTTATAAACCCAACCCGCCCCGGTTCGCCGGGGCAACAAAGGCATGCAGTATGGAAAAAAAATTAGTTAAAATAAAAGCTGGTGTGTATAGATACTACGGCAAAAAAGCCGTCTTTAATATACAAAAATATAAAACAAAATGGGTTGTTGAAGACGCACGGAATCCGTCTGACAACTGGACTGAACCTGCTCTTAAGAAAGCGATTTTCAACATAAAAAATCAAGGGTTTTAATATGACAGACCTTTTCAAAAATCTTCGGTCATCTGAACAGGTGGCCGAAGAAACAGGACTCACAGTAAGACGCATTCAGCAACTTGCCCCGGATCTCATAAACAAGGGGCTTGCTCAAAAGTTCAGCCGCGTAACAATTTTTCATAAAACCGCCATCCCATTTATTCGGGATTTGCCCGAAACTCGCGGTCGTAAAAAAATACGCTAAAACGAAATGTCAAAGATCAAAATTACTGCCCCGGTCAGTCATGGCCGGGGATATTTAATGCCCGACTAAATAGCCCTCAGATTTCCACGAGGGACAACAATATTTTTATATGTCATCCACCTATCCGGATGAGTTATCCCGACTCGCACCAAAGCATTTTTTGTTTTCGGCCCACGGGCAAAAACAAGAACGGTACCTTTTTTGGCATGCAATCCAGTCGCATCCCTCATGCTTTTTCGGTACCTGAGTTCGACCGCCTGTCCTGGCTTTGGACACCAAATCATTAATCCTCCCAAACGTAATATTCGGTTCCCTGGTTGGTCCAGTCCAAATCATTTACATTATCCAGGAGCCAGTCCTCTGCGGCTTCCTGGCATGTGAATTCTTTTTTAATAACTTCGTTATTTTGGTCCCTCAAAAAATCCTTGAGACCGTAGTCTATAAAGCTAAAAAGCATGTTTTCTACCTCCATTTAATACATCATTGAATTGATTAATCTTCCCAGCCAGATTCTATAAAATCGCAGACTCTGGCCCGAGCACCAGCGGTTAATTCTGCAATACACGATTCAGGGACTACAGAGTCGGTATCTCCAAATTCATCCTGGAAATTTTCCCAAACTTGCGTGAAAATCCATGATTCGAAAAATGTGTCCCTGACACTTTTGCAGTCCAGACAGGTTTTATATGCCTTCGGATTACCATCCCATATACCTGACACATACTCATATTGTTCGCCGGGTTGGATATCTTTTAAGCACTCATTACAAACATGGGTTTTCCTGGCCGTTCTGATTTTTTCTGTACAGCATTCCGGCCCACCATTATGGTCAATTGATATTGCGCATGAGCATTCCATCATCCCTCCTTTAATACCGTGATACGCCAGCACGGATTTCTTATTTTTGGTGCAAAAATTTTAGCCTCTTCATCGGTAAGAGGAATATAGACGTAGGTAGTGGTGTCTGATATATCAACTCTCTGACGCATGCTGTTTGTTACTATCACTGTTTCCATCATCCCTCCTTCTCATCATCAGCCGGCTTGTCGTGGCCAGGGTGTTGCCGTGGTATAGTCAAGACCAGGAACGCTGCAAGGCCATATAGGACGGCCAGGAAAACTATTGCTGCGATCATGGTTTTTCCTTTTCTGACTGTGGCCGGTCCGCCAAAACCCGCTTTATAAGTCGGTTTATTTTTTTTGACTTTGCCATTTCGACATTGGAATCTCCGAGCATCACACGAAGCTGTGCCATCATGATTTCAACATCTGCGACCTCATCACACACGGCCTCTGCTGTGATTTTTCCACGGTCACAATGACGCAATGCTGTTATGAGTTCTGAGCATTCCTCGATAGCCATATCTATTTGAGATTTAAATCCCCAGGTCTTTACGGCTTCCTCATACACGTTCAATTCAATCTACTCCTTTGCGGTCTTGTCAAAACGCTCAATTCTCCGGTTAAGTATGTCCATGTACCCGTTCATAAAATAGAGCTGTCTTTCGAGTAGCATTTTGTCTATATCATTCAATTTCATAAATGCTTCACTACCCATAAAGGCCGCGAGTCTTTCTATCTTGTCATCAAGTCCGTGCTTTTCAATCACGACTCTTTTTTGATACTCTTCCATTCAACTTAATCTCCTCTTAACTGGTTTCTTGGTTGAATATTTCATCATCAGTTTTGTATTCGATGACAGAAAGTTTTTTCTGATGTTTCAACCTTGTTCTGTTCCATCCGGCAAGGTGCCATTGGCAGAAATAGTGCCGAAAAACGAACGGGTCTATGCCGCATGGTTTGGCTATAAACTGCTGAACAAGCTTTCCCGGCCTGGCACAGCCAGGGGCGTCACATATGTTTATTTCGGCCATATTACCTTCGCTGCCCCCGCCGGAACCCCGCCCGGGCCATGGGCTGTTTGATAGTGATTCGGTTTTCCCGAATTTGTGCTGAGTTGCCGGTAATACTCCAAGGTGCTGCCGGGTGATCTGCGTGTGAATTCAACGCCGAAAAGTGTACAAATTTTCTCCATTCTCTGAGTATGTAGTAGAGCATCGTTCTCCTTTGTTTTAAAAGCTTGCCGGATCAGGCAACCCGGTTAATACCGCATTCACACTCTCCATCGCAAAAAACAATCCTCGCTGCGCAATGATAAGTGTGACCCTGTCTTTCAAGCCGGTCTATTTCTTTCGAAACCCTGTCAAATTCATCTTTGCAGTCATCACAAGGCCCTGGCCATAAAACTTCTTTTTCGCAGGCTGGGCATGTCATTTTTGGTCCGTTCATTTATATTCCTCCCGGGCCGGAGTACAGCCCATTAAATTGATTCTGTCGTGGGTTTAAAACCTGATAACTCGTGATACTCTTTTAGTGCCTCTTCCATGTTTTCTGAGGGGGCAAGGCATTCATACCCAAGAGCTTGCAAATTAAGATAGATTTCCCCGCATCTCTCACAGTGGAAGTCAGACGCACACTTGATATCCGGTTCATTACAAAAAGCATCCTCAAGGTCGCAAAAGCCGTTGAATCTGGCTTCGATGTCACTGTTTGGGTATCTTCTAAGCGGGTGTTCCAGGCATGGTGTTCTGTGTTCAATGAGGTTTCCGCAGCTACAACACCGTTTGCGCCGGATGGCAATGAACGGCTTAAAATCCAGATGGACAGGCATATACATTTTGCTGCCTGCTTCCCAATCTTCCCAATCATAATCACAGCTACATGACAGGCTCATAAATCCTCCTTTATTGGATCAACTTTATCCGGTATTAAATTTATGTCATCTTTCTTAAGGAATAGACGGCTTAATATTTTACAGGTAAGTTCGCAGGGCCTTTTTTACCTTCTGCAATATCTCCGTAATCAAAGTTTGGAGGGGTCATTAACGGTTCCTTTGAGACAACTTCAAGCCTTGAAACATCCATCCAGTATCCTTGCTTTGGTGTCCCGTCGTCTATTTTCAAACCCTTAGGCCTGACATCAGCCTGTATGCATCCGTATAAGTCAAAAGACATTGAAATAACAACGCCTTCGAAATCCGAAACCTTGTCTTTTACTTCGTGCCCCAATAGGGCCATGTGTTTCTTAATTTCCATTTTTTTAATCCTTTCGTTATTCAATTTAATGCAAATAGGTATTAACCATGGCCCGTTGGGCAGAATCAAGAACCTTAAAATATGCAATCATTGGCCTATCGATATATTTTTTCGGCATCAATTCCATGTACAAATCCGGGCACATCATGGCTACCATTATTTTTTCTGTGTATGAAAAAAGATTCCGTTTTTGTCGCTTATATCCTTCTATCTTCTTTTTAATTTCTTGATTCATATTCCACCCTATTTTTCTTTTTGCACGCTTTTTACAGCAGTCTGCATAATTGCCAGCAGGCACCCACCTGCAACGTTGCCACACTTGTGATATCGAACCTTAATCCCATCACTCCACGGCCTGGATGTCACAATATTCATCCGTTTTCCGCAATCCGGACAAACCGCTCCATACCTCGGGGTGTAGTCAACACTTCTGTCTGCCTTCTCTTTAACCTTCGCAATAATGGCGATAACCTGTGATCTCGTCATATCATCCCCCGAATAATGCCTGCCCGCCTGTAAACGGGTTTACGGTCTGTTTTTGAGCCATCTTTTTTTCTTTTTTACGAATGATATTGACTGGACACTGCAATAGATTAACCCCTCCACCTGGCCAGTCCCAATCCGCCAGGAGGCACGATATATACTCACAGTCAATAAGATGGTTATCCCGGCTGCCAACCTGCACCCACGCCTCATTCCCATGTGCATCTTCCTGTTTTTGTTCCGCAGCAATCTGAGCCGCATAATCAAGCCCTGTTTCACTATGCAACCACGCACCACCAAGACGACCAGACCGAGCTTTATCCATTCGGTTATAAA